TTGTAGCTACCTATAGGTCTGCTACTGGTTTCTGGTATGCAACTCTTGCAAAGGACTTCAAGTAATGAGTTTTGCTTGTCGTATGAATGGTGGGACGATGCAGGTTGTGGGTCCGTTCTTAACCCAGTTCAACTCCTACAACTTTAGGCAAGCTGTTTCCGTACAGTCTATTGTGACTATGACGGCTAATACGGATGGAACATTAACTGTAGTTGGTAATGGTAATACTAATGATGGAGATATTACACCCAATCCTGGTTGGTATACGCCAACTACAGGTTCTATTGGAAGCACCTATGAAATTCGTGTTACAGCTACTTCAGGCACGTTCACATCGGGCACAGTAGGTAGTTGGCTTGCTTTGTCGTCCACTAGAACTTGGACGGTAAGCAGTAACACATTAAAAGCTGTTACTTTCACAGTAGAGATACGTGTAGCTTCTACATCCACTGTTGTGGCAACAACAACGGGTAATGTCATAACTGCTGAATACGAAGCACCATAAATACATTTACATAAGAGGAGACAACATGGAAATTATCGTAGCTCTTGGTTTTCTTTGTGTGGTAGCTGCAATTATTTATATCCCCCGTAGGAAGAACAAAGAAGAGATTCCACCAGTGACCACCAGTGGTACTCCTCGGTCTGCTCCTCGACGTAAAAGTAGAGAATAAGAGTGCAATTACTTAACCTCATTCAGTCCATCTTTAAGCCCGCTGTAGAACTCATTGACAACGTACACACGAGTCAAGAGGAAAAGCTACAACACAAAGAGAGACTCTTGGTTACTCAAGCAGCAGTCATTGACCAAGTGCTTCAGTACGAGAAGGACTCCTTTGAGTCTAGGGCAAAGATCATTGAAGCAGAGGCTAAGTCGGAACATTGGCTCACGGCTATTTGGAGACCAGTGACCATGCTCACATTCCTTGCTTTGTGTGTTGGAGACAGCCTTGGGCTTCTCTCCAGCCCACTTAGGGATGAAGCATGGTCTCTGCTTCAGTTGGGTCTTGGTGGTTATGTAGTGGGTAGATCCGCAGAGAAAATAACTAAATCGGTATTGAGTAACAAAGATGGTTCCTAACCTTTCTCTCCCTAATCTAAACCTTGCTGCTCTGGCTGGCTTGACTCAGGGCAATGTAGGGATGTTCAACATTCCCTCAGTAGCCCCTGTAGTGGCTCCTGTAGCCCCTGTAGTGCCTCCTGCGCCTGTTGTAGCCCCTATGGCTACCCCAGTAGCCCCTGTAGCCCCTACAGCCCCTGTAGTGGCTCCTATGGCGTCTACAGCCCCTACAGCCCCCGTACAGCCCAATATAGATCCAGTGGTTATTCAGCAAGCCTTGGCTGCCCTTCAGAACACAGGTGGTATGTTTAACATTCCAAGCATAGCTGCACCTGTAACTGCTCCTGTTGCTCCTGTTGCTCCTGCAAGCCTTGCTGGGGCTACTGACATCTTTGGTGGTAGAACTTATGAGTCACCTTTGGCAACTCCCGGTAGGACCCGTGTGGGCTACAGTGAGATGCTTAAACTTAACCAAGCACCAGGCTATGTAACGACCAACAGACCCGAGCAGATTGGTGACCTGTATCTACCCTTTAGACCTTCCGGTGAAGGCGCTCAAGTAGCTGATGACATCAAGACTTGGTACAACTATTACAATGACAATCCTGATCTAAAGAAGTTTCTTTCCGCCGATGAGCAAACTGAGCTTACTTGGCTGGACTATAGAAATAAGAAGTTTGATCAAGATACGTTTACTCAAAAGATTAATGACATTCGTTCTCAGTTCAATCTTCCCAAGAAGGTTGGCTTTGAGGACTTTGAAGCACACTTCTCCTATGGCACCAAGAGGAAGAAGTATTCGGATAACCCGTATGCAGACCTTCAGGAATACGGTCCTTCCATTGGTGGCTATTGGAACCCTGAGAATGACCCCAGTGAGTTCCAACAGGCTATGGCTAATCCTCTTGTCAATGCAGCACTGACCACTGTTGGTTCTGTTGTTGGCAATATGCTGCTTCCTGGTCTTGGTGGACAAGCCTTGGGATCAGCCCTTGCTGGTGGCACTGCTTCAAAGCTCTCAGGGGCTGACTGGGAGGATGCACTTAAGGCTGCTGCTGTCGCGGGAGGTAGCACTTACCTTGGTGGGAAACTAGCACCCACAACGGCTGCTCCTGTAGGTGAGTTTAACATTCCAGGGATTAACCCAGGGGCTGCTCCTATAAGTGAGTTCAATAGAGAACTGATCACTAATTCTTTGCTTTCCCCTACGGCAGCTACAGCCATAGCAAACCCTGCATTCAGCATAGCAGCACCTTCCTTCTTCCAGACAGCCGTTGGTCAAGGATTGGGCAAAGCAGGCGTTGCTTTGGCTTCAGGAGGTGACCTTAAGGATGCTCTTACAGCAGGTGTCCTTGGTTACGCAGGTGCCCCTGGTGGTCTCCTGAGTGGAACTCTAGGGGATACTCTGGGTCTTGATCTGGGGACTAGCACTCTTGCTAAGGGTGTAGAAGGTCTTAACCTAGCAGATACCCTTAAGTTTGGTATCAATCTTCCACAGGACCAATGGTCTGCCGTGGGTGGTCTTCTTGGGGATATGAACCTTGGGACTGTAGGTCAATCAGGTGCTCTTAGTTCGTTGCCTGCTAGCCTTCAGAACATTGTAGAGAATGTACAAGTATCCGACTTGCTGGCAAACATTGGTGGTCCTAGTACGTCCTCTCTGTTCAACATAGCATCTGATCTAAACTTGCCTTCGCTGAACTTGCCTGATTTTAACTTACCAAGTTCAGACTTTAATCTTCCTCCTGTACCTGAATGGCTAAAGAATGCTTATGAGAGTGTAGAAGCACCTATACAGAATGCCTATGAAAATGTAGAGGGAGTGGTTCAAAAGGCATATGAGAACGTAGAGAAACCAGTACAAAATGTTTATGAGAACGTAGAAGGTGCTGTACAGGACGTTTATGAGAATGTAGAGAAACCCGTGCAGACTGCTTATGAAAACGTAGAAGGAGTTGTACAGGACGCATATCAGAATGCCGAAGGGTTTATTCAAGATCTGTTAAAGCCTGTTTCTAATCCTTTAGACGAACTGCCAAAGACAGACATTAAGGTAGACACCCCTAACCTTGATCTTCAAAAGCTCTTCGCAGGTCTCTTTGGTGCAGGGATGTTGGCAAGACCTCAACAGGCGGCTCAGGCTTATTCTTCTCCTGAGTACAAACCTTTCATGGCTAATATTGCTTATGACCCAAGAATACAACAACTGACACCCATTGCAGCTTCAGACCCTTTGTCTATTCTTTTGCAAGAGTTTTATAAAACTAGAGGTAAAGCATGAACTATCTCACTTTGGTAAATAATGTTCTCCGTAGAATCAGAGAAGATGAGATTACAACGATCAATCAAAGCCCCTATGCAGCCTTGATTGGCGATCTCGTAAATGACGCTAAGACCTCCGTAGAGCATTCTTGGGACTGGACTGCCCTTAGAACCACTGTAACTATCACCACAACGGCAGGTATCAATGAGTACACCTTGACTGGCTTTGGTGATGACTTCAAGTATCTTAAGTTTCTTGATAACACAAATAAGACCACTATCGAGTATCAAGCTAAAGACTGGGTTGACATACAGAACAATATTGCTAGTACTCCCCTTCAAGGGACGCCAACGTACTTTAGTTACACCAATGCAGACTCCAATGGGGATATGAAGATTGTTCTGTACCCTACGCCTGCCGCAGCTTACACCCTGAAGTTCTATGGTGTTGTTCGTCAAGCACCCTTGGCACTGTCAACGGATGTCATCAAGGTGCCTTGGATGCCTGTGATGCACCTTGCAGTTGCCTTTGCCTCTAGGGAGCGAGGAGAGACTGGTGGTACTAGCACACCGGAATACTTTGGTATTGCAGATAAGTACCTTGCTGATGCTATTGCATTGGATGCTGCATACCACCCTGAAGAAACAATTTTCAGAGTAGTCTAAATGTCACAACCACTACAAGTAGTAAACCTAGTAGCACCTGGCTTTAGGGGGCTTAATACGGAGGATTCCGTCCTTTCGATGGATTCCTCCTTTGCCACCTATGCAGACAACTGTGTAATTGACAAGTACGGTAGGATCTCTGCAAGGAAGGGATATTCAGTTATCACTACTTCAGCAACCCCTTTGGGGTCTGGCTTCATTCAAGCAATCAAGCAGTTCAGGGATTCAGCAGGCAACACAGTTATCTTTTCAGCAGGTAACAATAAGATTCTAAGGGGCACCACGACCTTAACTGATGCCACCCCTGGGTCTTACACGATCACTACAAATGCTTGGAAGATTGTAAACTTTAACGATCATTGCTACTTCTTCCAAAGGGGCTATGAGCCTTTGGTGTACAGCAATACTCTTGGTGCTGTTACCAAGATGTCCAGTCATCCTTCCTACTCAGCCACTGTGCCCTATGCACATGAGGTGCTTGCAGCCTATGGTCGTCTCTGGGTAGCTGATACAAGCTCCAATAAGACTACGATCTATTGGTCTGACTTGCTTAATGGTCAGAAGTGGTCTGGTGGTACTAGTGGGTCTATTGATATCACTAAGGTATGGCCTGATGGTTATGATGAAATTGTGGCCTTGGCTGCACATAACAACCTTTTGATTATCTTTGGTAAGCACAGCATTATCTCCTACAAAGGTGCTGATGCTCCTGCCACGATGGAACTCTATGATACTGTGGCAGGTGTAGGTTGTGTTGCAAGGGATTCAGTCCAGTACACGGGGACTGATGTTCTCTTTATGAGTTACTCTGGTCTGAAATCATTTGGTAGGACTATTCAGGAGAAGTCACTCCCGCTAAATGATTTGTCTAGAAACATAAAAACTGATATAATTAAACTTATACAAACTGAAACAGGACAGATTACTTCTGCTTACAGTCCTGAAAACTCTTTCTACCTTGTATTCTTTCCCACAAGCAGCATTGTATTCTGCTTTGACATCAAAGGAACCCTTGAGGATGGATCTTATAGGGTTACTCGATGGCCTACCAATAAGCTAAAGTGCTTTGATAGACTTGTAGACGGCACTCTGTACATTGGTACTTCCTCCGGTATAGCCTCCTACTCAGGCTACCTGGACGGCACAGCAACTTATATTATGAAGTACTACAGTCCTCACTTGACCTTTGGGGATTCTTCTAAGATTAAGTTTCTCAAAAAGATGAAGCCAACTATCATTGGAGGTAACTCAACAACACTTACGTTCAAATGGGGCTATGGTTTTAATGACTCATTCAGTTCCTATGCTGTCAGTTTGGAGAACTACGGTGCTTTTCCTTTTTACGGTACTGCTCAATTTAACGTAGCAGAGTATTCCGGTGGTTCTCAGTACATTGTTCCCAATATTAACACAAACGGGAGTGGAACTAATATTGTTGTTGGAATGGAAGTTCCTGTAACTGACCAAATATCCTTGCAGGAATTTAACATCTTTACCTTGATTGGCAAAACTTATTAACTTGGAGATCTTAATATATGTCTTGGTCTGATGTCTTCGGTGGTCTTTTTAGTGGTATTGGAAATAACATAGGTGCCATAGGTCAAGGAGCAGGTCTCCTTGGTGGCGGTGCTTTGGTTAATGAATCCTATCAAAACATTGGTGACGTTGGTCAAACTGCTTTGGAGAAATCCAATGCACTTGCTCAACAAGCCCTCAATCAAACACAGTTTAGACCCTTCACGGTCACTACGGGTCTTGGCAATCTTCAAGCTACCCCTGAAGGTGGCTATGGAATGAATCTTAGTCCAGAACAACAGGCACTTCAGAATCAACTCTTCACAGGTGCCCAAGGGTTCTATGGACAGGCTACACAGCCCCTACAGCAGCGTACACAGGATGTCTACAATCAACTAAGGGCAATGCAAACCCCAGAGGAACAAAGGCAGCAGCTAGCCCTTGAGGAGCGTCTACTGGGTCAAGGACGCCTTGGTCTCAACACGGCACAGTTTGGTGGATCACCCGAACAGTTTGCCCTAGCTAAGGCACAGGAAGAAGCAAGAAACCAGGCAGCCTTTGCTGCTATGGAGCAAGCACAAAGAGAACAAGCACAAGCTGCTGAACTGGGTAGACAGTTCCAGACTGGTGGGTATCTCCCCATGAATGCTCTTATCTCAGCATACAACCCAGGTCTCCAAGGTGCTCAGTTGGCTTCTCAACTTCAGCAGGGAGGAGCAGGGTTGTTTGGTGAAGCTGCTATGGGTGGTATCAATGCCTTGCTGGCAAGTCGTCTTGCACAGGGCAACCTTGCTGGTCAACTTGGTCAAGCACTCATTGGTGGTAGCATGCAGGGCATGTTGAGTCAACAGCAAGAGCAAGGTTCTAGTGCCCTTGGGTCGGCTGCTGGAAGATTCTTTGATTGGCTTGGTGGTCTTGGCGGCGGCAACAACAATAACAACTCAGGTGGAAATACCACGTCGGGTGGATCGCTTCCAGGATTTAATGCCAATGTTGCAAATCAAGCAATTTTTGACTATCTGAACCAAGGGGGTTAGTAATGGCATCAATCAGTGAATCTTTAATCCAAGGGCTTCTTCAGCCATCTCTCAACTTTCAAAATCTCCAAGAGCCCCTTGGGATGATCCTTGGTGGAGCACAAGCACAGAAGGCTAGAGAGGAGAGACAAAAGGGTTTGCTGTCTCAAGCTATGGGCGCTACTGACATGAATGCTTTCCAGCGTCTTGTTCAGCAACAAGCTAGAACCCCTGAAGAAATGCAGCAAGCTATGTCTGCTTTTAATGCCGCACAGCAACAACGAACTGCTGAGCGAGAACAAAAGAGGCAAGTGGCTACTGAGCTTGAGCAAGAGTCAGAATTGATCAATGCACGCCTTGCTGCTCAGGACATTGCAAGGAGGAATGGTGACTTCGACCGTGCCCGTGCTCTTCGGTCTGCACCTATGGCATCAGTTCAGAAGTACATTGAAAGTCAACTTGATGACAAAAACCCCACACTAGTTAGTGTTGCTGGTGGCGTTGCTTATTGGGATCCTAAAGAAAATAGGCTAGTGACTGTTCCTACAGGAGGCGCTACTGGGGGTGGTGCTCCTGGTTCTTCTCTTGGTGGATACAATCCAGACGCAAAATCTAAAGGGCAGCGAGATTACACAACCCCTGACGGCAAGGTTTTGAGTCTGAGTGCTTACGATGATGGAACTGTTGTTTACAACGGGAAAAGAGTTCTTCCTGACTTGGCAGGGCTTGTCCAAGTTAATCAGCCAGAAAGAACTGCAACTATAGAAAGAATGCAGAACGAAGCAGATGAAAAACAAAGAGCCGCTGAAGGTATGGCTGGAAAAGCAGAGAGTGCAGCGGAGATTATGAAAGATGCTGGTATTTTCGACAGAGGTGTTTTGGGTAGACTAACAGGAACAGCCCTTGAAGCTGCTGGTCGAGGTAATGAAATCACTGCTGCTAGAAGGGATCTTGCCACTTTGGCGGGCTCAGAAGCCCTTAGATATCTTCCGCCTGGTCCTGCTTCAAACGCTGACCTTTTGTTTGCAATTAACATGGCTCAGAACCCTCAAGATATGAATGAGGAACAACAGCAACGATTCCTTAGGGGGTATGCTGCGGCTAGAAGAGCAGAAGCAGAATACTATCAAAGAATGAAAAGCCATATTAGTCAAAAGAGCACCTTGGAAGGCTTTGCTGAAACTGAGGAGCTTAAGGCTCTTGAGCAACAAACTGAAGCAAACAACGATAAGATTGTAGAGATTGTTGGCTCTTCTAATATAAAATCATTGTCCACAGTAAACGAAGGTTTTCAAAAGATAGCCAATGATACCGATATGTCCCCAGAACAGAAAAAGAAAGCTATCAATGAGATATTTGTAGCTAACGCAGGTAAGCTAAAAGAAGAAGGACGTGTTGCTTTTCAAAAACTGGCTGAGGCTTATAAACAAAACATTGACAGCGAAGTTCAAATACCTTCCCTTAGAAGAAGGATCTCTGACTTTAACAGGAGAAATCCCTGATTATGGCTAATCAAGAGTTTTTTGACCAAGCAGCGTTTGATGCGGCTTTGGAAGAAGATAATGAAATGCTCACCACTACTCAGGAAGATGCTAGGACTGAGAAGAGCCTTGGGGATACTGAGTGGAATTTGGATAATGGTATTGCTTTAACTAGGGCATTTGCAGAGGGTTTTACTTACAACGCATATCCGCATGTAGAAGTAGCTATTAATTCTGCCATAAACTCTGCAGGGTCTGATGAAGATTACACCTCTATCTACCAAAGAAACCTTAAGCAGTACAAAGCTGATCAAGAAGCAGCAAAAGAACGAATAGGTGGTGCAATGCTTGCGGCAGAGCTTGCTGGTGGTATTGCCACACCAGTCCCTTTTGCAAAAGCAGGTCTCATAGGAAAGGCTGCAACTTCAGCAGGTCTAGGTGGTGTTTCAAGTGCTTTAGATGAAACAACTGTATTAGATGAAACAACCGCAGAAAATGCAATGGCGGCGGGTGCTGAAGGTGCTATTCTTGCTGGGGCAGCTACTGCTGGATTGGGTGTGATCGGTAAAGGTGTAAACTATTTAACCAAAAGAAACATCCAAACTGACCTGCTAAACGAAGATGGTTCTTTTAAGCCTATCTTTTTAGCACCACAAGAAGACCGTGTAACAGGTTTCATGCAAAACATCTATAGAGATGTGCTTGGCAATGCTCCTATTTCAGGACGTATTCTTAGGAAGCAACAGGAGGGAACTCTTGTTCCTGCTAATAAAGCAGTTGAAGAAGCAAAGACTGAAGCAGAAAAAGCCACAAAAGCTCAACGCCTAGTTATGGAAGAAAATATAGCAGCAGCCAAGGACACGCAACAGGAAGCACTAAGTGCCATAAGAGAAGACATTAGGGCAGTTAGAGAGGCTGGTAGAAGTGAGTCAGCCTTGACTCAAGATGCTATTAATGTTCTTACTGGTAAAGGAGCAAGCAGTCCGGCTGTAGTAGAAAGCACTAAAGCAGTAAGAGATGCTACAGATGCTCTTAGTTTTAACTTTAGAAAAATGGCTTTCTTTGAGGCTTTTCCTTTCTATGGAGATAAGGCTGCATTAAAAACCATTGAACAAAAACTTGCATCAAATACCCGAGGTGCTGTTGCTGACCTAGATGCTCAATGGAGAAAAAACGGCTTTAAGCCTTTCTTTAATGAGATTCCTGCTGGAACTGTTCTTGATAGAAAAACAGTTCTAAAGGATATGCAGGCAAACCTCAGTGCAGATGAGGGTCTTTTGCAAGCATCAAGGAATACTTCCTTTCAGTCAGAACTTTCAAAAATAACCGAAGGTCTTTTTTACACTGCTCCAGCAAGGATCAAAGGTAAAAGAGTAACGCTTAAAGAAGACAAACTCATAGACCCTACGAAACTAGGTGCTGCTTATGCCCAGCTTGGTAAAAAAGCAGCAATGTCTTCTGACCCTAACGTCAAAAGAGCTTTTTACGCTGTACAAGATGTTTTAGTGGATATTCTTGAAAAGAATGTCTCAAAGAAAACTCTTAGAAATTTTCAAAATGAAAAGAAGAAGTGGAAAACACTCCTTGCAGTTAGAGACGCAACGGAATCAACGGGGTTTGATTCAACTGTCAGAGGAAACTGGTCACCTGACGATTGGCTTACTTCTGTAAACCGACTTGGTAAAACTAATGCAAGGTATGGAACAGGGCCTTTGGTTAGGGAAGCTGAAGGAGTTGTTGATACAATCAGAGCAAGCGAACGTCCAATAACTAATGCCATTAGAGCTTCTTTTGCTAATAGGGTGAAAGCAATGGAAGACAAGTTAAACCAGGCTAAAGCAGAAAACAAAAGGCTTGTTAAGCTAAAGCAAAGGGAACTAGTGGAAGCTCGACGACGTATGCCTTGGGACCCTATGTACTCTGAAAGAGCCGCTGAAGCTATGTCCGCTGTCGAACAAGCGCAGCAGAAATTAGCCGTTGTTAATAAGACTCTTGATGATTTTAATAGACTCAAAATATCAGACATGCCCTCTTTCCAACAAGAGACAGCGGCTTTCAATCTTCTCAGGTCTGGCTTTGTTACCTTCGCTGGTACTTCCGGTGCTGCTGCTGCCTTTGGTGCTTCTCTTCCAGCAGCAGCTCTCACTGGGCTAGCAACCATTGGTGGTCTAAGGGGAATGGCTTCTCCAAGCACCCAAAGGTTTATTGCAGGTCAGACAGGGGCACAGCAGGCAATACAGAGAGGTATCAACAGTCGAGGCGGTCAGATGGTTAATCAGATACTTGGTAGTAATCTACCTATCGTAACTGCTGGTATGCTCACTGGAGAACAGCAATGATCAAAAAATCAGACCTCAAGTGTAACCAACCAAAGAGAACCCCAGGTCACCCTAAGAAGTCTCATGTTGTCAAAGCATGTGAGGGTGGTAAGGAGAAGGTCATTCGATTTGGTGAGCAAGGAGCAAAGACAGCAGGCAAACCCAAGAAGGGTGAGTCTAAGGAGATGACACAAAAGAGAAAGAGCTTTAAGGCACGACACGGAAAGAACATTGCAAAGGGTAAAAGTTCAGCAGCCTATTGGGCTGATAAGGTGAAATGGTAATGCCAGGTCTTTACGAGAACATTCATAAGAAACGTGCTAGGATTGAAGCAGGTAGTGGTGAGCGAATGAGGAAGAAGGGTTCCAAAGGAGCACCCACAGAAGAAGCCTTTGAGAAGGCAGCTAAGACAAGAAAGAAGAGGAGCAAGTAATGTTCAAGGTTTGCAAAGGATGCCCTAGCCCAGCTAAGTGTAAGAAGGCAGGGAAGTGCCTTAAGAAGGCTACGCAGGAGAAGGTGAAGAGTTACAAATAGTCGTCACTTCTTGATAACTGACGAAAGAATGTAACACAAAAACAAGGGGGGCACTAAAGCCCCCTTTGTCTTTCTCTAGTCCACTAAAGTGGATCTTTTATAAACTCTACTTCACAGGCATTACCCACACAGGCTAGAGTTTGTGCCCCTTCGGTATTGTCAGACATCTCTTGGATGCCCCAATCAATCCATTTGGGCATTGTCTCTATACCAATCAAGTAAGCCTCCTCAGTAATCTCCTCATAAGGAGCCTGTTGGTAGGTGTGCTCTGAGAAGGGCAGGAAGCTAATCCCTGATACTTCATCAAAGTTGTTGTAGATCCACTGTCCTACCTCCAAGAACTCACTGTCCTTGTAGTACACCGTCTGTGACACCTTGTGTTCACACCAATAGTTCTGGTACAGGCTGTTCAGCTTCAACTGATCCATAGCGGACTGCTTGGAAGCCATCACAGAGCCTTCAGGAGCCTTTTGGTAGAAGGTGAATACCTTGGTAGTGGGTGAGGTCACATCAGTCTCCACAGGCACCCCAGCGGCTTCCAGAGTGGCACACAAGGGGTCTCTGGAGTCAGCTCTTACCCGACGTATGTAATAAGGGCTATAACGACCATGAATACCACTGGAGGAATTAACCAACTGGGATACAGTACCGGAAGGCTTAACGCAAGTAATAGCTGTGCTTTGATTGACGCCCAACTTGGCAGCCCATTCTTTATTAGTTTCAATTGCAGTCTCCTTCATGGCAGTAAGCCATTTTTCAAGATCCTTTGAATTGGGATTACCCAACAACCAATGGTCCATGATCCCTGTAAGGGACACCCCCAGCAGACATTCTTCCTTGGTGTTCACAGCCCATGTGTTCCGGAGGTAACGGAAGTCAGTCAAGGTGGACTGAAGGGTTCCAAGGATTGTAGCTACACGCACCTTGTGCTTTAGATCCTCCAAGGTGTCATTAGGTCTAACAACAACCTCACTCAGGTTGCAGAACTGGTTAGGACGTAGAATGATCTCTGAGCAGGGGTTTGTGCCAAACTCAAAGTTAGTGTCCCTACGACCATTCCTGGCTGCCTGCTTCTGAGAAGCAACCCTTGAGAAGATCCCTCGTTCACCACTACGGGACTCATACAGTGCAGCCCATTCAGACAGGAATTGATCAAACTCAGGCTTCTCTGTGTAGCAAGCACTGTTGTTTGACAAACCACGTTGGGGCTGGTCTACCCACCATTGACCATGCTTGGCACGTCGAAGGCGATCATCACTCAGGTTACTCAGGCTAATCAGGGCTGACCTACGGACTCCTCCAACGACAACAATCTGAGCGATTTTGCAGCAGAGGTCGTGGCATTCCAGGCTTGTAAGTTTTCTTCCAGCAGCTCCCTTAAAGAGGTCAACTGAGAACCGGAATAGGCTGACAAGAGGTTCTGGACCTGAAGCCCTCCCTCCGAAAGTCCGGAGAGGTGCCCCTG